ATGCACCGTGTGTTTTATTTGTAACTAACGGATCATCTTTACCTGCATATACATAAGAACTTAGCTGACTAATGTAGCCGAAAGCGTCATTATCTCGGAGCTTGCCCTCTTTAAACTTCTTGAATGCAAATGGGCTGCAGGACTTAACATCTACAGTCATTCCGTCAATAACACAGTCACGGTGACCACGTATCCCATGAACATTTAGTCTGTCTTGAGAACCCTCCATGCTATGACCAGAAGCAACAACCATTGACAGGATTAATTCTTCAATCATGTCACCGTAAAAAAACCTGAGAAGTAGGTTAGCACTCAGTGGCTCTCCAGTTCCAGGCTTATTAACTTTGTACCATAGCTTGCGTTTGCATGGCGTACCGATAGACGACAGGGATAAATACCCCCGAGGCTCTTGCGGTTTGCTAAATCTTTTGTTGGCAGACTCGGCAATGTTATTACCTAACATTGACCCTATCGTACCGTTCCATCCACCAAGGCCGTAGAGAACGGACTCTAAGTCTTCTACTAATGTCTCAATCTTTTTCATAAGATCTCCTTAAGTTATGGCCCCCCGAAGGGGGCCACTAGTTGTTTTTAGAGGAGGTTAAAACAACACTTCGCCTTCTTGTTTAGCTGCAGCGGGTGGCGAAGCGGTTTCCCCTGCAGTATCCCTAATATAATCTACCTTATCAATCACAGTAACTTTGTCAAGTCGTGTACCAACAATAGCAGGTCGGCTAGTATCATAGACTGATAGCTCTACTTCTACTGTAGATCCATTACCAATAGAGCCATCGGTATCAAGGTCGTAAGGGCTGCCATCAGCCCAAGTAACAATAGGCGCACCACTGTCCCAATCCCTTCCTGTATCATACTTACGGATAAACTTAACCTTAGTACCACGTCCTTGAGGATCGGGTGATCCTTTCTTCATAGAACGTGAAGCCTTTAATGCAGTTAGGTTGTCCTCATCCATAATAATGTCAATTGTACAAGCACCGTCATGGTCTCTGTACACACCATCAAAACCTTCCATATCACGGTTCTGTGGAAATACTTTTGCCCATTCAGCAATGCCTGATACTTTTACTTTACGTGTAGCCATTTGGCCCTCCATTACGTTAGTGTACGTCACTATACCGTTGACCATATTGAACATCAATACCCAAGTCAACATTTAATTTAAGTTCCTGATTAAGTTTTTCAATAGCCCAGATCAATGTTTTTGTGTGCTCATTTTGCTCTCCTTCCTTAACAAGGTTGATTGATTCATCGTGAAACTGACCTATGATATTAGGTCTGCGTGATCTGTAGTAGGCAACCCACTTATCAAAGCAGTAAGCTCCGGTGGATTGGTTGAGTGTAGAGAATACATCTTTCTCATAACGAAGAGAATGCCAGAAGCCACTGACAGGGTTTTGTACCCACATCTCTCCGTTGATCTGTCGAACCTTTTGATCCTCGGCAAATGCTTTGACAGACCAATTACGTTCCCAGTATGCATCTAAGATAGATTGTGCATGGGGAACAGCCATACCAGTAGTACGGGACAACTTAGCTGCACCAACTCCGTAAGTAGCAGAGTAGTTAACTACCTTATAGTTCTTGCGTAGTGTCTTCAACTCCGGACGTTGACCTTGGTTGTAAGAATCAATGTCAGTCTGTTTAATAGCACCTGCATGTTTAGCCAAGTCAAGGTGTGGATCAAAACCTTCTTGAGACATCTCTTGCACGTAGTCAGGATCGTAAGGGTGCATGTAGTGTCTCTTAGTTGTATCTTCAAGGGATGTCATATCAGCACCGCATAGGATGTAGCCCTCTGGAGCAATCAAGCAACCACGTACTTCTTTGCCCCACGGCCTGTCTACCCCAGGAAGGTTGACCAGTGGTTTCTTGTGTTTGAAACGGAGAGTGTTGGTAAGTCCAGCTATCTCAGCTCTGACGTAGCCATCTTGTTGGCATTCGAGAAATGCTTCAAAGATCTTGAGTCTATGCTGCAAGACGGTCAGACCTTCAAGAACTTTAACAGCAGGGTTACTCTCTGCTATCAACTTTACTGAGTCGGTCAGCTCTCCATCTTTACGTACTTGAGGTATCTTTTTCTCTTCGCCAGTCTCCTTATTCCTGTCGTATTTAAATGTGCATGGCTCCCAACCCATAGAGTATAGCCAGTCCTTGACCTGATCGGTAGAGTTTGGATTAGGTTCATTCCAACCTTTGATGACCTCTACCTCACCGTCAAAGTGTGGTGGTAGGCTCTGCTCTTGCAATAGATCAAACCAACGTTGACCATGAGCCGATGCTGTACCGTCCTTACGGAAACAGTTCTTTGGCTTAGTCTTTTTTGAAGTGACCTTACGTTTGGGCATGACTGCACCTAACTCAGATTCCTTATGAGATTTCTGCTTAATGATGTCGTCTACACATCTCTGTGCAAGATCAATATCTAGCTTCCACCCAAGGGCTTCGGCAGTAGCAGCACAGTTCATCTTAAACTCCAGATACCGGAAGAACCGATCTAGATTTGACTTGTCCTTGTAGATGAACATAAATCTCTTTAGAAGATTTTGCCACAAGCACCAATTGATTTTTACATCCTCTGTACATCTGTGTATATACTCCTCAAGGGTTAAGTTTTCCCAGTCATCAATCTTAGGTTTAGGGATACCAAAATCCTCACCAAAAGACTCTAGACCGTGCTTTGAATCGGATCGAGTGTAGTTTAATACCCAAGACATTGGCAGCGTGTCAAAGAGACGTGCTGTCACCTTGATACCCAAGATCTTTTCAACAAGTGGTACATCATACCTGATAATGTTGTGACCAATCAGACCAGGCTGACTGAGTAGGAGATCACGCATAGCAGAGTAATCATGCAAACTGTGATAAGTTTTACCATCGTGGGTATAGGATAAGCAATGTATCTTTGTAGCCTGATCAAGTAGTCCATCAGCTTCTACATCAAATACAATCATGCTGCTATCTCACTCCTATCATACGGTACATCTTCACTGAGGATCGTTGTCTCCGGATCGTAGTAGACCGAACCTGCTTTGCCCAATTTAGCAAATGGCCTGTTCTTGTCAACAATAAACTCAGTTGTGTTCTGAAGTATCTCGTCGTCGGACTCAGTGTCTCGTTCGATCTTTACACAGATGATAGCCTCTTCTTCAAGAGATGCTGCATACTTTGTACGCCCATCATCATTGACCTGTGAGATAAATACCACACCTATGTTTAGCTCCTTAGCAAGCTGTGCCATACGTGAACCTAGTGTGGTCAATGTACTCGTTGCACCATCAACACCTGAGCTAGACAGGTAGGCCAGACGTTGTACGTGATCAACGAAAACAAAGTCAGCACCGAATGATGTCACGGCCATACGAGTGTAGTCGAGCAGTGTCAGTGGGTTATCGTGAGACTGCATCTCAAAGATGATTGTCCTGTTGTTCTCAGAGTCGGCAATCTTATTAGCTGCGGCCTCAACATCATTTAGAGTGTAGCCATTGCGTTCGGTATCCTCTTTGGTCCGAACATTGGCACCAAGTTCGTAGGTAGCCATAGCACGTAGTGTAGTGGACTTCATCTCCTCCATGTGTAGTAGTGCAACCTTGACACCCTCGTTCTGAAGAAGGCCTGTCTCAAAGTAACGGATCACCTCAGTCTTACCAGTACCACGGGGAGCCTTAATAAAGGTTAGTCCCCCTTTAACCATTCCACGGATCTTTTCGTCAAGACCTGAGTGACCAGTAGGTACATACTCGTAAGGATTTTCTGTACGTAGTGCACTAGAAAAATCCTCGCTGGAACAAAAGAAGTTCTCTGGGCTGTACCGCATGGGCTTCTTAGCTGCCCACATCAAGTCTTTGCCATCTCCTGCTTGAAGGAAGTCGTTGGCATCTTTGTGCTTGGACATAGGTACGTAGAAGAATTTATCAGGGAATGCCTGATACAACTTATCTGCTGCCCTACGTCCTGCAGGATCAAGTTCACCTGCGTAGATAATCTCTTTGAATGACGACAGATAAAGATGATTGTGGGCTATGAACTTTTCACCGATACTTGCGCTGGGCAAGGATTTTACGGGGAAGGTCTTGCCAAGTATCTGATACAGGGATGCTGCATCAAACTCACCTTCCGTCAAGTAAATACGTTGACTTGTCCCTGCATTAAACTCAGGGCCAAACAGGTGGTTCATACCCATGCCCCGATCCTTTGTCCAAGTCTTAGACTTGTCATCGACTAGCCTATACTTAACTGTGTGTGGGTACTTGTAGGCATAACGAACAGGTCGTCCGTCATCACCTTGCTGTATAGCAATGCCATACAGTTCGGACACGTCAGCATCTAAGCCTCGTATGCCCTCATATGTCTGAGACACAATTGGTATATCCATAGGGTTTCTCCTCTCCTTCAATGGATACTCAGACTTAACCCACTCGAAAACATCTGGCATGTCTCGCATTGGGTAAGCCCTAGAGCAAGAATGGCAATGGCCGAAGCCATCATCATTCCAATTAAATGCATCACTTGATCCGCAGTCTTGATAGGGACAAGCTAGGTGTGGATTATCATTGTTTGCCACGTTTGACCTCCAGTTGAAAAAGCCCTTCTGGGCTATCCATTGCAGCATACAGATCTACGAGCTGTTGTAAAGACATAGCTATGACAGAATTTCTTTGGCGAGATTCGTTATACTGAAGTATAAAAACCTCTCCGCCCTCCCCTATCACAACTTCAACATCCTCGTGTCTGTCCTCCTCGTCAAGTGTTCTAATAAGGGCATAATCATATTCCAGTTCTACTGTGTACATCTGGTTGCTCCGCTACAAGAATGTTGACGTGTGCTATGTTACCCTCAACACGAGTTATGACGTACTCTAGTCCCGCCTTAGTGAGTAACAATCTTAGTTGACCTACAGGTATCATAACTTCTCCTCTCCATTAAGTTGATTGATGCGCATCTGACAATAGCGTTGAACTTTCTCCAAGTCAATGATCTCACTTTCTACCTGCGTCTTACCCTCGTACAGCTTGTAGCCTGCACGGCTGGCATACTTAACAATGTTGCCACGCCAGAACTCA